AGGCGTTGGGGGATTTACTGTTTGGTCGTATTCCTCAAATTCTAAAGCAGGTATAATAAAACTAATTTCATCACTACCCTGACTAGCCTCTATCCCAAATCCCTGAGGGCTATTGCTTAAACCAAAACCTATAAATTCCCATCCTGTTTTACTTTGTACGCCACAAACATAATTGTCTGTTAGACTAGAGCCAATTTCAGTTCCTCCATAAATTGCTAAACATTGATTATCTGGTAAAGGCACAAACTCGCTAACAGCCTCAATAAATTCAGGGCTTGTAGCCATTTGGTAAACACTAGAATAGTCTTGTTGTAATTGAAAAATCCAAGTATATGTAAATTCATTTTCTGGAGCGCTTCCATCATCATAATTTGGATCTCCACTATAATCTGAATGTCTATAGTTAAAAGCAACTCCAATTTGTGCGCCTTCAACTAAATCTAATCCTCCATAATCTATGGTTACTTTTGCAGCTGATATGCTTACAGAACCATCTATGGTGTAAGTAAAATTATTTAGTATTCCTATAATTTCGTCATTATCTAGTCTTTCGCTTATTAACTCTAAGTCATAATCTAAATAAATAGGTGCGCCATCTTCACTTTCTATATTATAGCCATCAAGATAATTTCCATACATCAACCTGTTTCCCATGATGGTTTGAGCTTGAGCAGTTCTTGGAACATTATCAAAAAGCCTTATAAGCTGCTCTTCTGGTAACGCTGTATATACTTTTTTATTAGTAAAAGTCAATGTCTGTTGCGTGTTATCTAACCAACCTTCATTTACTTTATTAAATCTTTCTATAACATTTACTGATGTGCTTGTGCTAAATTTAAAAACAACATCTACATCCTTTACATTTCTGCCACCTGTATCAAAAGTTATGTTTACGGAATTGAATACATTTCGCATTCCCTCTTGGTTGTAGCTTCCGTAATCAAAATTATAAGGGCCTGCCGTAAATGCATATTGGCTAAATGGCGATAAAGCTGAATACTCTCCGTCCTCATACTGCCATCTATATGCAAAACTTAGTAAAAGCTCCTCCATGTAATTTTCACCACCACCTACTTCAAATTGTTGTATTGTAGGGGCGTTTAATGGTGGGGCAACTATTACGCCTATATCTTGCTCTGTAATTTGGTCAACAGTAGCTCCATCAGGCTGAAGATAAGTTCTTGTTGTGTTTATTTTTCTTGGAGGATTGAGATTGTCTGTAAAAAACAAAAGTTCTCCTATTAAGTTTATTCCATTAACTAAATAATCTTTATCAAAGTTTAGTATAGATGTTGATATAACATGATAAAACAACACAAAAGTTCTAGTGTTGTAAGAAACTATCATGTCTACTTTACCTGTAGAAGACAAGCCATTTGTCGGGTCATTAACAAACCAATATATTGTTTCATTGGCTCCGTCTTCATGCGCACCAATACATTTAGCATTTGCACTTAAAGGACTACCTAAAAACTCTAGCTGCACAATAAGTTCGTTACCCTTTGAATTTTCAACAGCACCTATTTCTGTGCCTTCTGTTGAACCTAATCTAACATTTAAAGCATCAACATATTCGCCATTAGGAACTAAGCGTTCATCAACGCTCTTGTTCATTCGTCCTTTTATAAAGTTCTTTTGAATCTTAGGCATACTACTTTATCCATTTGTTTTGTCCTCTTAGATTCATTAATAATCGTCCAGGATGTATATTACTTAATCTTAATTTTGCATTTCTTAAAAGGGCTGATTTTTCTTTTCTAGCCCTATTTATGATGTACTCTTGAACACCATATTTGCTTGATAAGATAACAAACTTCATATAAGCATATATAAACTCCTCAAAAAGTTTATTTACGCTAATTTCAGAGTCGTTTCCGTTTTCCATTCCATCAGACACATATTCCAAAACACATAACTCACCTGCCATATCAGAGCTAAAATTAATAACTCCTGACTTTTTGTTTATTTTAAATGTAGGGTTTTGATTTGCTGTTTCTGTGTTTAATCCATATCTACCTCCAATAGGGTATTCAAAATACCATAATCCATTATAAAAATAACCCTCTTGTCCGTTGTATGGACTTTCATTATTTAAGTAAATGCTTTTTTTACCACCTGTAATTCTTTGTAAATCAACAGTAGATGTAGATGGCTTCAAAATATTTCCATTATGGTCAAATAAAATTCTACAATTATTGTCTTGCAAATAAGCATCACTCCAATTTGTTTGAATGTTTTCTGTTAAAGGCATTAAAAGGCCATTTTTGTATAATGATATTCTTACCCAATTAACATAGTCATGTGGTAAAACATATCTCAATGTGTCACATACTTCTAACTCCAATACTTTTATTTCTTTCATTGAATCATAATTCAACTCTTGTATTGCTCTTTTAGCGTGAAATACTATATTGTATCTTTCAATATTGTTTATCAATTTGTCATTTCCAACATACATCAAAATAAAATTTCGCACAATGTCGTTCAAAGAAACATATTGATATGACCCCCAATTTTCATCTAACGTATTTGGGTTTCCTGTATTTTCGTAATACTGATATTCTGTTATATATGCCATAATTTATCCTTCTTGTTGTTCTGCTTCCTTTTCTTCGCCTTTTGCGAATTGCGCTAACTGTATTTCTCGTATAGACATTCCTGCATATTGCAGTATCTTATTAATTAAGTTTGTTTCATCTGATTCAGGTAATTCAAAATCCTGATAATCAGGAGCTGTTTCATCAAAACTAGGCTCGCCTCCTGTAATAACGTTAAAATACGTCCAATTAGGGTCTTTAGGATACCTAATGTATTGACTTATGATTGTACCCTCTGTTGTTAAGGTATTTGGATAAACAGTTATTGTATTTCCAAATGCTGTAGTTGTAGCTCCCCCTAAAACATATGCAGGAAATGTAGCATTAGGCTGAGTTAGATGTGATGAGTTTAAATAAAATATTTTATTTTGAGAAACCCTCTCTACCTCTGTTATTCCTGATGTGCTTACAATTGCATATCCTTGATTAGTAACATCAAGAACACTAGATGATAATTCTAATTGTTGAGCATTAGTTACGCTTACAACAAAAGCACTAGCCCCTGTAGTTGGAATAGTTGGGTCAATAGGGTTAGCTATATTTGTAACCAACATCCCTGGTTGAACGCCTGAATTTATAAAGTTTGCGTTTTGATCGATTATTCTATTCGGAGATAGAGACGATACTATTGTTCCTGTGCCACTTGCTATGAAGTTTGGATAATAATTTATCTTATTGATAAGGTAGTAATCCTCAGGAAGTTGATAATTAGTTAGTCCACTATTTAATAAGGCCCTTGTAGATGAAAAACTATCTACTACTTCTTCTATTCCTTTTAATATATCTGCATAACCTGAACCTGACACTCTCGCATTTTGTTTTACTGTTTGAGAGTTATATTGATAAAAATAATCTTCAAAAATATCTAACTGAGCCTGCTTTGCATATAAGTTAAAATCAGCAGGTGTTATATAACCAAAATTGTTTTTATTTGCGATGGAAAGGACGGTAGCTCTTACTGTATTTATCATGCCTAATTAATCTTTTTACAAAGATACAAAAAAAGGGGCTTCAAATTTTTGAAACCCCCTCTTGCTTGGTTAGTGGCCTATATGCTATAGTTTATCCTCTAATATTCTCAAAACCTCTAATCCTTCATCGCTCTGAAGAAAAGAAGCTAATATAAATAATGGGTCTTCTCCATAAGGAACTGTAAGCAATTTGCTTTTGTTTCCTTTAATATTATAATAGACGTCTTTTTTATTTTTAAGAATTAATAATCCTTCAGTAAAAAACTTAGCACACTTGTTTTGTAGTGCTAATAATGGGTCATTTAAAGACTCCATAAATTCATCTGGATATCTTCCTGCAAATAATCTAACATCTCTTTTTAATTCTGCCGTAGTTAAGTTGTCAACTCGTAATCCTATTACAACTCTAGCAACTGTTTCAAGCATTTCAATGTCTAAATCTTTTGCCATTAATTGAGCTTCTAAAGCTAAATCTAATTGATCAACATCTACAGAGGCATCTTTTTCTCTATCTACTTCAACAAAAGATTTCCCGTTTTGAGGATGAAGGGCTAAGAATTTTTGTAATACTTGATTTTCTTTTGGAACTCTTAAAAACCCGTCTTCAAAAATAATAGGCTCTAAAATAGCTGTTCCGTCTTGTTCGTCTTCGAATATACTTTTTTGATTTCTAGCGTACCTCATAGAACGATTTGTTCCTGTTTCCTCATCAAAGTTTCCTGTTTCCTCATCAAAGTAAAGGAGGCTGCTTCTTTTAGTATTTCTTGAAGGAATTGTATAGCTCAATGGAGCTTTTTCTTTGGTAAGTTTGTAGCTTTTATCTACAAAAGATTTTTTATTTTTTTTCATTTGATTTTAATTTTATTTAATAAAAAAAGGGGATGGGGTTAACCACCCCCTTTGTTATAATTATCTATATCTTATTTAAAGATAAAGAAGTTGTTAGCACCTAAAGTACATAAAGCTCTTTCAGATAAGAAATTCACTTCCATAGCATCTAAGCTAGAAGTTGAAGCTCCACCTGCTGAACCTGTAATCCAAGTCTTGTAGCGTCTGTCTTCAGTTTCTGAAGCTCTGTAACGTACATGCAAGAATGGTCTCTTAGCGTTTTTACCTAACACTTGGTCGTAAACTGTTGTAGAACCTGCAGGTACTAATACCCCATTAATAGCTCCACCTACAATATCACCACGCATTGTTGGGTCGTTAAGATATTTCCAGTCTGTTTTGTAGAAATCGTATCCTCTACGGAATCCTGAGAATCCTAAGTTTAGAGCCATTTCCTAAGAAAATTACGTTTTCTTCAATAGAACCTTGCTTGTCAAGTCTTTGAATGATTGCATCGAAATCTGCAAGAGTTGTTGGGTTACCACCACTCCATACATTTCCTCGGTCTTCGATAACATAGAAAAGTCCTTCTGAACCTTTGTTACCTACACCAGCTGCATAACCTTGTACACCTGATTGGATAGCCGCTACACCAGAGCCTACTTCTGCAGGTACTGCCTCAACCATAGCTGTCTCTAGATAATCTTCAAAACGAAGTCTAGTTTCATGCTCTGATTTTAAATACCATAAGTATCCTGTAGCTCCATTTTCAGTAGTAATTTCAATCCATCCAATTTGAGCCATGTCAGAACCGCTAACTGCGTAGTGGTCTTTAATGATGATTGGTGAATTTTCAAAAATACTGTCATCAGCTTCTAATTGTCCTTGCATTCCGCTAGTTCCTTTTTGAAACTCAGAACCATAG